CAGTTGCAGCATTCATGGTGAATAAATAATTCTCATCACCGCTGGCTACTGTGTAATTATCTGTCTTTGCAGTGTAACCCAATGAAATTTTAGGAGCAGTTAAAGTCTTATTTGTTAAAGTTTGAGTTCCAGTTAATGTTGCAATCGATGTTGGAAATGTATTCGTTGCGGATGTTAAATCTTTATTTGTTAATATTTGAGTTCCAGTTAATGTTGCAACTGTGCTATCAATTGCAAGGCTAACTGCTCCAGATGTGCCACCGCCACTCAATCCAGTTCCGGCAGTAACTGCAGTAATATCACCAACATCATTTGTGATCCATGTAAAATCCATGTCAGTATTTGTGGTTTTGGACAAAATCTGTCCTGTAGTTCCACCTTTAAGATCAACCAAAGAGGTGTCGATTGCGCCAGCAACTGTTCTTATAGCTGCTGCACCATCTTTGACCAGATCGGTATCGTCTGGTGTTTCCCAACCAAAATTCGTAGTATTTGCCATATTAGGCTACTGCTCCAATCGCATTTTCCCATGTAAGTATAGCGGATAAAGTGTTCCAATACTCGGATGCTGATACATCCTCCCATTGAACTGCTACCTGACTGAACTCAATTGGGCTTAGATTGATAGTCAGGAATAACTCATTGAAAGCGGTGCTCCATGACCAGCCTTCGACATAACCTTGAAATTGACCTGTTGATGCTAATTGAACTGGCAAATCAGTAATGTTGATTGGCTGACCCACAAATATATTTAATAAAGCATCTCTATCAGTATCATCTAATTCTGGATTGGTAATAGGAAATGTAATTTGTTCAAAAAATGATCGCGGATAGGCTCGCAAGGAAATATATCGATTTGCGACTGTTTGAGCATCTGTGGCTGAATGAATTAAAGAATTGAGGGTTTCCGCTTTATAGCCATAAAGAGAAATTGATTGAATATCTTCGGCGGTTTTCTGAGAACCATAATTATTTCCATAATTAATGGCTATTTTGTTTCTAATATCACCAGATCGAACTACTGTTGATAAACCAGCACCAATAGCAGTATTTGCTGAAATTTCTGTATAACCATTTGCGGCTAAATAATTTTGTCGGTGTTGGGTATCAGCGTATGAGATGTTGCCTTCAGCATCTTCATATAAAACACCAAAGGCTGATGTGGCAATTGCTGATGCGATATTGTAAGTCGTATCTTCGCTTGATCCTCGATTTTCCATTGTGTAAGTTCCAGGTCGATCAATTTCACCTAAACCTATATTTTCTGCAGTTGCCCATGTAATAACATTGTCATAAGTTGCCCAATTTTGAGATGCTGAAACTTCGCTCCAAGAATTCAAAAATATGTTATACAAAAGATCATAAATTTGATCTCCGTCATCATCTTGAGCAAGAATTCCAGTAGTGATGATTTTTGCTAATTTAGCCAATGAACCCATAGCAATAATCTGATAAGAAAATACTGTGCCTATAGATCCAGCAACACTTACTGATGTTTGAATATCTGTGATGTTTCCACCAAAGATTGTGCGATAACTTCCAGTGCTATCTTTGATTTGCAATGAAACGCCATCATTAATCTGTAGGTCATAATTCTGATCTTCACCCGAAATCAAGGTCATTTCAATATAAGAAGGATTAGGTTGCTGATATATGTTATCTCTACCAGCCTGATGAGAAATATCCGAAATTGCTACATTTGTATAAATTGTTCCATCAGCAATTATAAGTTTCCATTCAGGAGTAAAATTACTCATTAATTACCTCGAACGCTTGAACCCGCTAATGCTGGTATTGATCTTGCGGAAGATTGAGTAAGAACCTTTGCAACGGCTCTTGATGCACCTTCGGCATCCACTGCTTTAACTGTAATGTTATTTACTGTCGTTCCGGCTCTAGCTGCTGCGCTGGCTTGTTGTTGAGAAGTAGCGGTTGTAGTAGCAGTTGATGCTGTGGCAGTAGCGGTCGCGGCACTTGCTACGGCGGCAGATCCACCAATTGTCGGAACATTAGGAAGAATTGGAATTGAATTGTAGGCATTGATCACTGTATTAATTGCTGAAACGGCTGCGCCAACTGCGCTTTGAACTGCATTAATAACTCCACCAATAATATCAATAATACCACCAGCAATAATTCCAACTGTTTTTAATGCCATTCCTAAACCATCTACTAAGATTGGAATTACATAAGTTGTTAAAAAATCACCTAAAGTTTGAAATGCTTCTTTATTATCTGCAATAGCCTGTTTAATTGGATCAAAATATGAAGCAAAATCGCTTAATGCTGGAACAACTTTGTTTACAACAATATCAACTAACTTCTCGACATAAGGAAGCAAGGCATTACCAATGCTTTCTTTACCTTCATCGAATGCTTGTTTTAATCGATCCATTCTACCTTGAAATGTTTCAGCATTTCGAGATGCTGCGCCACCATATAAATCAGATAATTTTTCCGTAGTTTTTGTGAAATCCATAGTTTTGAGATCGGCAGCTGATAAACCAATTCCCAACCTGGCTAATTTGGTGTCTTGTCCTTCATAGGCTTTGGCGAGTGCTTCAGATACTGATGCAAGATCCTTGCCAGTTCCCTTTGAAACATCTAAGGCTAAAGTCAATAATGATTGTGCTTTTGTAGTATCTTTTGTAGATACTGCCAACCTTTGCATCGCTCCACGAAGTTCTGTATCAGATACACCTGCTGCTAATTGAGTGGCTGATATAAATTCTTCAGTCTTCTTTATTTGATCATCAGTAGCACCTGTTGCAGACTTTAACGCACTTGATAATCTTAATTGGGCTTGCTCATCTTCAATGGCTGCCTTTACTCCGTCAATTCCGATCTTTACTGCATAACTTGCAGCGGCAACGGCAGCAACTGCAAATGCAGCAGCGGCAGCCTTGCCAAACTTTTCTATATTGGATGCGGATTTATTTACATCATTGTCAGCATCACCTAATTTTTTCTTTAGATCATCGACATCAGCAAGGATGGATAACTTAAGCGTGCGATTACCAGTTGCCATTATCCCCACTCCTTAAGAATGCGATCAAATGCTGCTTCCCACTTATTCACTAATTCAGGCTGAATTCTGCGAAGGGTTGGATAAATAAACCATCCCCTTGAACCTCTGCCTTGCCGTCCTGAATATGCAGGGAACTGTTTGAACTTATTAGAACCAAACTCCAAACCACCCCATAGGGTTTGTGTTGTAGCACCACCTGAAAACTTTTGCCTTGCGAAACCATATGAGAACTCACCGATTTTGCTCGACTTCGAGATACTAACTCCGCTAGCAACTCTCTGGACTGCCTTACCTGATTTAATTCTTGATGCAGCTGTTGCTTTAATTTCTTCAGATGCAAAATACGCCAAAGCCGAAGACTGAGTTCTTGCTTCATCTGTTGCTTGCTCATCCATCGCTTTGAATGCTTTGAGAATATCCCGGATGTCGGAGCGATCATAGGCAATTTTAACATCACTCACTTTCGCTCCTTTAATATCTCAACTGCCGTTAATAAATCTTCTGCACTAACCCATTCGCTCATTGGTATTTGTGTTGCTATTGCAACTTGAACCAGTAACCGACTTAGGCTTCCTTCTGGGTGGCTTTTGGGTCGCCGTCATCACCGACTACAACATCTGCGACTGTTTCCATCCAGGCATCAAAGGGCTTGACTGGTTTTCCAGCAAGTTCACGCTTATGAGCATGATAGGCAAGAAACATAAGATCCCAGATACCCATCTTTTCCTGAGCCTGACCAATTATGTGTCCTGTCTGCTTTTCCCATTTTGCCCACTCAGGCGGTTGGGCAATGTAACTTGCTTCTTCGCCTGAGTTATATTTAATTGTGATTGGTAATTTCATTTGTTTGCTCCCGTTTTATTTCTTAACTAAATGTTTCAGTAACTTCGCCACGAGCAACTGGGAATGTGAAAGATACTGTTTGAGCATCTACTCCTGAGCCACCTGCGGTTGGGTAAACTGGCAATACTGGGAACACGAATTGTGCGCCAGTTGCAGTTGTAAGTGTAATTGAAATTTCTGAGTTTGGTGATGTATCGCAAGCAGTCCAAAGTGCCTCGCATACTGATGAGGCTTTACCCCAGTCAGCAAGCATGTCCAATTGGAATGTGCCAGATGTGTTTACTACTTTGTAGGCTTCGCCATCTAAAGTCTGGTATGTCTGACGATCAAATACCTTAGTTAGAACTGCGTTTGTCGCTTGTGCTTCGATGTCTGTTCCACCTGTGAAAGACAACGAAATATCACGACCTGTTATTACTGTGGTTGCCATGATTTCTCCTTATGCGGTTTGTGTGTAATAGGTAGAAACTCGAACATCTGCGATAAGCAGAGTGCTTGCTCCAACTTGTGTAACTGTTGGTCTTTCGACCGAACTGACGATGTATCCCGCCGGGATAACTGCCAGAACACTTAATATCAGCTGCTCGATATTGTCCAGGCTTGCTGGATTTGAGTTGTAAGCAACTGCAACTGAAATAGTAAAATTGATCTTTGTGTGAATTGTGTTTTTATTAATTGTTTCTAATTCTAGGTATGGACTATCTGGAACTACCACTACTGCAGGCGGAATTACGCTCTCTGGAACGAATGAATAAACATTACCTGCAACTGATGAAAGAGCCGTTGCTAGAGGTGTGCGGATTTGTGAAAGGATTGTTGAGGCGGTCATTGAACCATGCTCTCAACATCTATATATGCGCCTAGTAAACCAACGCAGCGATTAAACAAAGATCGACCCATTCTAAATGGTGTTGCAGTAAAATCTACGCCTTCAATCTGACCTCCTCCTGCGAGGCGTGATTGAAATACTTCTAAAGATACTGCGAAAGTTGCTGACCGGACTGGTTGATTTCCCACATAAGTTGAAGCACCTGAAAGGGTTGCAGTTCCGGATGGAATGATATTTGCGCTCGCAACATCTGCGTTTGTAATGGCGCATGAGAATGTATATTGTCCAAGATTATCTGCCAAGATTGTGCGTGTTCCATTGTAAGGCGCTCCGCATCCTGCGATTACTACTGATTGACCTTCTGTAAATTCATGAATGCCTAGTGTAGTAAATGTTGCTACATTGTCTGTTAGTGATGCCTCTTGAATAGGGCTCTTAAAAGAAACCAACATAGGCAAGATTACGCCTTCAGCGGTATCAATAATTTCATTTAAATAACTGTCTGAATATAGAGATGAAGATACGCCAAGCACTGACCGCAACTCGGTGGCTGTGATAATTGATGGCATATCTTCCTCTCTAAACTCCCATTAAAAGATGCCCGAGATCGGGAGCAACCCCGGGCACTGATTTACTTATTGACTAAGCAACCATGAACTTGTAAGCACCTGCTCCGACCTTTGTCGCAATTGCGCCATAGCCGTAGTAAGCAACTTCAACTTGACCAGTTCCGATCACATTTGTGCGAAGTTGTAAGCGTGGTGATTCATACCATGTGTATGAAGATGGGTTGATTGCAATAACTGATCCATCTCCAGCACCTGTTAGGTTGCGTGAAACATAAAGATCAAGTCCTGCTACATTTCCACGAAGTGATGCTGGTGATACTGCTCCACCTGCGTTTTGTGGGTTTGTTGCGTTGTAGATTGGGCGACCTGAGTCGTTCAAGCCCATGATTGCGCCCCATTGTGTTGGAGATACAACTAAGTTACGTGCAAAGCCAAGTGAGTTGCTGTAGATAGAAGCTGCACCATCAGCAACGAAGTCTAGGACTCCAGCTGCATCAAGTGTTCTGTTTCCACCATCAGTTGCACCTGCAATAAGGGCAGCTGCTACAGCGCCATCAGTTGCGTATGCGTATGCGTATTCCATTTGACGTACTAATTCGTCAAAAAACGCTGGGTTTGAACGATCTAGTAATTCTACTGAGAAGGTTTGTTGTCCTGCGTATTTTTTAACAGAAACTGATAGGAAAGCGTTTGTCATTCCTGTTTCTGAAGGTGCTGAACCTTCTGAGGTTTCAGCAACAGTTGGAACTGCAGTAATCTTTGGAATTTCAAAAGACATTCCTGATGCAGGAAGTGTTCCTCTTGAGATTGCGTCGATTGCTCCACGATCAGCGTTTGATAATGGGTTGATAACTTCAGTCAATTGTGGTGTTGGGATAAGACCAGCGTTGTTTGAAGTTGTGTCGTCAGCTGCACGTACGTATTGGCGTGCATCTTCGTCGTTGAATACTGTTGCTTTGATTGAGTTCTCTAAGTATTTTGCTTTTGAGATTTC